TCTTGTACGGACAATCTGGACACGCAAAGTGGACAGAAGGTGGAGTAACACTTGCTGCTAGTGATTATAAGCGCCCTGAGAGAAACTTTGTCCTTGAACCTTTCGTAAAATCAAGGCGAGCACAAACTAACGAAGATTTTGAAACTTGGATTGAAAACGCTGTAGCTCCAACGCTTAATGCTTTTGACAATACTGGAGAATCAAGATCAACAGTTTTGGTTGTTGATGGAACAAGAGTTAATGATGTTCGTGTCTATGATGATGATATGGTTCCAACATTGAAGCATCGTATGGGTACTGGTGGAGGACAAGTTCCTGTGCTGGCTTATGATGGTTACAATAATAAGGTAAGTGAAGATATCTATCGCACAATCCGTACTGGTATTGATTCAGCAGACCATATTGCAATCCCGATTCAAGGAACAATCATTGGTCGTGCAGATACTTCCGGTCCACAAGGCAAAGGGTTTGGAGATGTTGGTGATCCATCTTATACACTGGATACAATCTCTCAGCATGGTGTAATGTCACCTGAACTTATATTGAGAAGATTAACTCCTGTTGAGTGCGAAAGACTTATGGGGTTTCCTGATAATCATACGGCAGTTGATTACTCTGGCAAAAAGATTGCCGATACCAATAGATATAAAATGTGCGGGAACGCAATTGCATCACCAGTAGCCGAATGGATTGGTGTAGAATTAAAGAAACTAATAGAAAGTGGAACAGATAATGGCTGATATTTTTGTAACTCCTGAACTCCTAGCGGAGCACATGGGAGATAAAGCAGAAGAATTTATTGAGTGCATGAGGATTGTTCAAGACATTATTGACAATCCAGAGACTTATGTAGGAGCGCAAGCTATTAAGTATGCTAATATATTAGCAGCCTATAGAACAATGATGATTGTAAAATCTCAAGCGTTTAAGAGAAAGTCATCAATCATGAGTGATAGTGACAAATTCGTAAATGATATTTGGAAAACAATGTATGAAGCTCTTCAAGAGAATATCAATACATTGAAACTATCGGCAAAAGGACATAATTGAAATCTTTAAATGCACTTCGCCTGCCTAAGCAGGAGAATCTAATTAAAAAAACAGGTGAGGAACTTGTAGAGGAACTGAATAAGTCTATTGATGACTATTTGGCAGCAAGAAACACTCCCGAACAGAAAAAGGTAGGTGGATTCCATCCTAGTTACACAAATCAGTGTGCTAGATACTGGTATTACCTATTTGAAGGAACAGAAATGACTCCTTCATTTAAGTCACAGACTTATCGCATCTTTGATAATGGCCATGCAGTTCATGAAAGGCTTTATACATATCTCAGAGGTATGGGGATACTTATTGCTGAAGAAATTCCTGTTAGTCATGAATCTCCCCCAATTGAGGGCACTGCTGATGGAATTATTGATCTAAATGGGCATAAGCTTATTGAACTTAAATCAATTTCTAATGAAGGCTTTCACTATCGCAAACTACATAACAAGCCAAAGGATGATCACATTCGTCAAGCACAAATCTATATGCGTTGCTTAGACTTGCCAAGCGGTTTCGTTATTTATGAGAATAAGAATAACCAAGAGATTCTGCCAATTTACATTGAAAGAGATGATACTTTCATTGACAAACTTTTTAAAAAGTACACAGGTATCTATGAGGCTTTTCTAGCCAAAGAGATACCTACACAGCCTTACAAGCGTAGTTCTGCCAAGTGTGCAGACTGTAATTTGGCTGAAAAATGCTGGTCAGGAAATGTTTGAGGGTGAATTAAGGATATGCAGTAATGAGCTGTGTAAAAAAGAATTCACTGCCAAGGTTTATAATACTATCTATTGTTCAACTGACTGTCGCAAAGTTGTAACAAACAAAAAACTTTTAGATAACTATTATAGAAAAAAAGAAAACAAAAAACGCAAAAGAGTATGTATATCGGATAACTGTACGACAGTTTTATCATCTTATAATGATGAAGAAATCTGTGAGCAGTGCAAAGGCGAAAGATTCATTCAACGGCTAATCGGCTGGGGATGGGATGAAGAAAAGCTTAGAAAAGAAGAGCGATAGCATATGCGCTATACTATATAAGTGAGTATTAAAAGCATAGTTGCTAAACAAGCTTGGTCAAGGCTTATTGCCATTGATCCGGCATCGCACTCACTTGCATGGGCAGTCATAGATACAGAAAAGAATGTATTGGCAACTGGCAAAATTGATCTTAAAAAAGATAAGACAGAGCCTGAGAAATTTGACAAGATAGCAAAAGAATTGACTGTTATTATTAAAACTTATAAGCCTGATGTTGCTGCTATTGAGCAGTCAGTCTATATTCAAAACTTCCAATCAAGCAGGATTATCTCTTACGTTATTGGTTTTACTTGGGGATTACTGTATCAGAATGGTATAAGAACAAGAGATATCAATCCATTAAGTTGGAAGCCGGGTATTGGATATAAGAATATGACTAAGCAGGATAAGGCATCATTAGAAAACAATGGACAGAAAGGTTCAATCCAGATAAAAATGAAGAACGAAAGAAAACAAAGAGTCCGTGAAATTGTTTCTCTTGCATATGGTGATGATACTCCCGGCATTGAAGATGAAGATATTGTTGATGCTCTAGGTATTGCATTATGGTATTACAAAACTGGTGGTATCAATGGGTCTTGAGCCTTACAAAGACAAATCCTGTAAAGATTGTGGACTTACAAAGTCAGTTGCTGATTTCAACTATGCCGCTGGAGGTAAATGGTTAAATTCATACTGCAAAGCATGTACATCTTTAAGAAGTCGTAATTACTATCACAAAAATAAGGGTCAAGGTAAATTACATTTTGAGAAGAGGCGGGCAGAGCAACAGAAATTGATGTCTGAATACTTCTTTATCAACCCATGTGTTGATTGTGGTAACACAGATATACGAGTCCTTCAGTTTGATCACATTTCTAATGATAAGGAATATGATATTGGAATCATGATGCGTGGTCATATGAATTGGGATAAAATACTTATAGAGATGAAAAAATGTGAAGTAGTATGTGCAAATTGTCATTCTATAAGAACATCTATAAGATCCAATAATTGGAGACAACGGTATTTAAATAAGGGGGTGGATTATGGCACTTGAGCCATATAAATGACAAGGCGTTCTTATATGAACATTATGTAACTAAAAGAATGAACTTAACAGATATTGTAAAACTACTTGAAAAAAATTACAATATAAAGACTAGTCCTCAGACAGTTTATAACTGGTGTAAGAAGTACGAACTTCTAAGATATAGAGGCAAGGGGCGCAATCTAGCAGCTGGCAAGGCAAAGGTTGTCAGATCACCAGCGCAAAAAATGGTTGAGCAAAGACGCAGAGAAATGCGCAAACAGAATGAATTAAAGAAAAGAGGAAAATTGAAATGAAAAGAGCAGTATCTTCAAAAGACATTACTACTTTTGCAAAACTTGATATGGTTTACAATCAGATAAGGTATATAGAAGCCAAGCAGAATAACTCAGAGTCTAAGTGTTTAGGTTCCGGCGGGTGCTGTGTCATTGGGCTTCGCATTCCTCTTGCTGAGTGTTCTAATATAGCCTTCAGACTGACACAGGAATTCTATTTAAAAATGGAAGATAAGGGTGAGGACTTTGCTAATGATTGGATGCAGGGTGTAATAGACTCTCTTAAAGAAGCTATGCACGATGAAGATTGGCAAGCAGATGGTGAAACTAAAAGACATTGTGCTTTCTACAAGGGGGGGTGTACAATTTATGGGTATCGGCCGATGGTGTGCAGAACATTTGGAACAATAACCAATGTTGATGATTACTGCCCTCGGATTAGAAACGCTTATGGACAGGTTGACCACTATTCAGGCGATTCAGTAACTAAAGTAATTAAACAATTTCAAGATTTATTGCATGAATATTCAACAGACAAAGATTCAACATATAACAGTGTTGTCTATATGCCATTGGGAGTTTTAAGTTTTCTTTTGACGAGTGAAGAACTTTCAGACTTATCTAATGAAACAGATGTGAGATTTTGGGAAGGTGTTAGAGGTTGGTATAACTATCGATTAACATTCACTAAAATGCATGGATATAACTATGATGATCTTAAAGAATTTGCTAAACTTAATGATGATAAATTGGGTTTTAAAGAAGATTAATAATCTTTATATAAACAAAACAAACAGAAGAATAACGATGCGAAGAGTGGTATTATAAGAATATGAACACACCAATAAAAGTACAAGAAACTCTTGTCGTTTTTGCGAAAACTGACAAGTTAACTATCTACAGAGTAGTATCTAATTAGAAGTAATAAATAGTGAATTGCCTTGCTACGGCAAGGCTTTTTGCTTTTTTATCTACATTAGTGTGATAGACTGTATATTATGTCAAATATTGAGCCAGCAGGCAATAAAAGTATGATTGATAAATTGCGTAGCGTTGAAGAGGCAGGACTCCTGTTTGTCAAAGGCTATTCTTATCATGAAATAGCAACGCTCCTTTCTTTAAAAACAACTGAAGCAAAAGAGTACATCCAAGAGTATAAAAGAATCCTTAATAAGCAGGCTGACGATGACCCATACTTCTTGGAAAGAATTCAGTTCAACACAATCAAAGCTTTGCAGGAGTTTGATCAATTAAGCAAAGAGGCTTGGGAGACAGTCAATATTGCTACAGATCATGGAATGGTTCCGGCAAGAATTCAAGCCCTCAAGTTGGCAGCAGAGATTGCAAATAAGAAGGCTCAACTGCATAAGTTAATGAGTGGAACTACTGGTGATAATGACTACATTGCAAGAATGCAAAAGGCAGAGAATGTTAACCAGATTCTGTCCAAGATTTTGCGTGATGTTATTTCCAAGTATCCACACATTGCTGATGAGGTAAGAAGAGAACTCGCAGTTGCTTTTGACATTATGAAAAGCGCTGATGAAGATATCCAAGATGCAGATGTTATTTCTGACACTGAAAACCAGGGTTTTGAAAACACGCCCCATAAAGGTATAAACGATGTCTGATTTTATGGGAATGAATTTAGATTTGGCTGACTTTGAAAGATTGCTTAGCAAAGATGAATTCACTATGGAACCAGTATCGATAGAACAATTTGTACAAGATCAACATTACCTTGGATTACCACCATTATCGCCTATTCAATTAGAAATTGTTCGTCATTCGACTCAGATTTTTAAAAAGACTACGTTGCAACATTTGATGGGTGATCAAGAAGGTTCAGACTATTACGATAAATATACAGATAATGAAGTCATTTGTATGTTAGGTAAAGGTTCCGGTAAAGACCATTGTGCTCGTATATCTATGGCTTATACAGCATACTTGATGCATTGCCTAAGAGATCCTCTTGGTTATTATGGTAAAGCAAAAGGTGTTTATATTGACTTGCTAAACCTCGCTGTTAATGCTCAGCAAGCGCAAAGAGTTTTCTTTGAACCTTTTAAGAACTTATTGTTAGGTTCTCCATTCTTTAATGAAGTTGGATTTGAACCTAGAGTTTCTGAAATCTTTTTCTTTAGTAGACCTGTTAGATGCTTTTCTGGTCACTCTGAAAGTGAAGGTTGGGAAGGTTATGAAGTTATGACTATCATCCTGGATGAAATTGCAGCTTTTAAAACTGATGTGGAATTGAAAGGTGAAACAAGATCAAAAGGTTCTGCTTCTGCTATTTATAACATGAGTAAGTTATCTGTTATGTCTCGTTTCCCAGAAGTCGGTAAAGTTATTCTTTTGTCTTTCCCTCGCTATAAAGGTGACTTTATTCAACAGAGGTTCTTTGATTCTAGGAATAATAATGAACCAAAAACTTGGTCAATGAAAGCTGCTACTTGGGAAGTTAATCCTACGATTAAGAGAGAACAATTAGAATCAGAATATATTCGTAATCCTATTCAGGCTAGAGCTAGATTTGAATGTGAGCCGCCAAATATGGAAGATGCATACTTTAGAGATGCAGATCAGGTTAGAAAAGCATTTATGTATCGTGAAGATCCAATGAATGAAGATGGAACTTTTAAACCTTGGTTTAATAATACTGATGGGCATACAAGATTTATTCATGTCGACTTAGCATTAAAGCGAGATAGGGCTGCTCTTTGTATGGCGCATTGTGCTGGGTTTAAGGAGATTAAAACTTCTACTGGTATAGAACAACTACCTATTATTAATGTTGATTTAGTTTACTCTTGGGAAGCGACTGTCGGTGCAGAAATTAACTTTGCTTCAATTAGACAAATGATTGTGGACTTGCATAGAAAATTTGATGTTGGATTAGTTACCTTTGACCGTTGGCAATCTATTGAGATGATTCAGAGTCTTAGAAGTATGGGTATTAACTCAGACTTTCACAGCGTTAAGAAAACCGATTATGATACATTAATGTCTTGTATGTATGACACAAGATTGCGTGGTTATTGGAATGAACTATTGGTTGAGGAAGAACTTCTTAAATTGAAGTTGTATGGTAATAATAAAATTGATCACCCTTCTACTGGCTCTAAAGACTTAGCTGACGCATTAGCCGGTGCTGTTTATAATTCTTTATCTCATGTTGCAATAGACTCTGAGGTTGAAATTGAAGTATTAACTCCTAGTTCTGATTTTGAGATGGATGATGATTTTGATGACGAAGGTAAAGTTTATATGCTCCATAAAGAGACAAAACAATTTATTGATGTAAATACTATGAATAGAGAGGAGGTGGACAAATGGATCGAACTACTGTAAATAACGAAGCAAATCTTCAGGTTACGCTTGAAGAAATTGTTTCCGAACTAAATAAGCAAATTTCTAATCTTAATTTTGAATTGACCGCAAGCAGATTGGCAATACAAAAGCTGCAAAATGCGTTGCAAAATGCAAATGAAAATGATAAGAAAACTGCTCCGCTAAAGCCTAAGTCAAACGCTGAAACATTTTAATGTTGAATAGTGTCAAGTAAAACATTTTTTTAAAAAAGTTGTGCAAACGGGCAACTTTCTTATAGTGGTGCTGATATAGTTATCTTCAACGAGTTGGGCGACCTACTCACAATCCATACAACAAAAGGAAAAATTAAAATGTCCATTAATATTGAAAAAGTAGATAACTTCCCCGAAATCTCTCGCTCAGGTAGAGTATCAGAAGAATTGCAAATGATTATTCAAGCGCTTGATATGTCGGTAAAGACTGGCGATAAGTTTTGCATTAAGGGAATTGAAAAGGGTAAGGCTTATAATTCAATGCAACAGCGTATTCGTGCTCAGGCTAAGAAGTTGGGTTACAATATTGTTATCCGTTTTGATGCAAATGACAATACGCTTTTCTTCAAGGCTAGTGCCGGTATTGAATCAGAGACTACTGTTAATGCAAAAGAAGTAACAGGAATGCAGACAAAGGCAAAAACCTCTAAGTAATTATTAATTAAAATAATTCTTAAAAAGACCCCTTGCGGAAACGCCGGGGGTCTTTTTTTTGTGTATACTTATTTATATGTTAAAAACTGAAGAACAAGAAATTGAAATTACACCAGAACAGATAAAGGAATGGCATCCGTTTTTTGGTTTGCCTTGCTATGATCAACAACTAACTGAACCGTTTTTTATGTCCTTTTTGAAAATGGCAATTGGCTTTAAAGAGATTGGTCTTATGTTTTCTGTTAGTACATTGTCAGACTCTCTTATTAGTAGAGCTAGAAACCAATTGGTAGCTAAATTTATGGCCAATAAAGAATATACTCATCTAGTATTTATAGATGTTGATTTGTCTTTTAGTCCAGATGACATTTTGAAAATGCTATGGCATGATAAAGAAATTATGACAGGAGCTTATCCGATTAAGGATATCAACTGGAATAAAGTTTCAGAATCGGTAAAGAATGGTGTAGAACCAGATAAATTATTGGAAACAAGTACAAGATTTGTTGTTAACCCAGTTAGACTTGCTGGTTCAAAAATAGCTGTTGATAAAGGTGCAATATCTGTTCATGATGCAGGTACAGGTTTTATGATGATAAAGCGTAGTGTATTTGAGAAAATGTTTGAAGAACATCCTGAGTTGCAATACTTTGACGATACCGGATTGTTAAAGGAAACTGAGAGAGATTACTCATATGCTTTGTTTAATTCTTATGTAGATGAGGATCAAAGGTTCTTATCTGAGGATTATGGATTTTGTCGTTATTGGCAAAAAATGGATGGTGAGATTTGGACTGACCCTTCTATTGAATTAACGCATTTAGGCCGCCTTAAGTATACAGGTAAGTTAATTGATTACATTGTGAATAACTCTAAGTACTCAGACGATTAGAAATCACTTACCTTTTTGGGTATTTTTGCAGAATCCATATAGGGTCACAAAAATATACTAAAATTTGTAATGTATTTGCTAAAATATTGCGTGGTGTGTATTGCATCAAAGAATTGCTAAAATTACACAGCATGAATTAAGCTAAAATTACACGGCTCCCGCGGCCTGATCTTTTACCTGTTTTTTTATGTAAAAAATTATACATACCCCGATCAGTTATTGATCGATTGTTTGACGCATTGAATTTTTTAAAAGAAATATAATTCCCGAGGTTGGTAATCCAATTCCTAACCGATAGCCTAGCAATATGACATACATTTCTCAACAATTATGTTGGGAATTGCACGTCATAATTCATAGTATAAAAGATAAGGTTGGAATATGACTTCTCAAAATGATATCTATCAAAATAGGGTAATTGCTCTGCTTGGCACTCAATTATCTAATGGAGTAAAAGATTTTGGTAAGATTGTAGATTTTATTACAATTACCGAAAACATGAGTATCCGATATGTATTTGTTACAGATACAGGTCGTAAAATAGATGCGGGTTCGGCTTTGCGTTTCATGCAGGCTTATCGTAGGAAATTGGCTGGCGAAAATGCTACCGCTATTGTTTTTCCTGATGGTTCAGATACAGTTATGAAAAGACGTGTGATGAGAGTTAGGCGTTCAGGTATGCATTCAGTTACTGGTGCAAGTATTACAAATGTTGCAAAGTTTTCTGATGGTGAAAGTATAAATATAAGTTCAACTGTGACTTCTGCTGGTGCTTTCCCTGAAGAATATAATATAAGCAAAGGAATATGAAATGAATAACAATATC